GGTAGCGGGGCCAAACTTGTTGTGGGCAAAGCCATGACGCGGCTCACTCAGGCGGGCGGGGACGGGGACAATGTGGTCCTTGGGAACCTCCGCACTGAGGAGCTAGACGTGCAGGGCGGCTTCAATTGGGTGCGAGGGCACTTGACCCTCGGCACAGCTTCGACCAACTGCTCGGTCGCTGTCTATGGCCGCAACCCGCGATATGCGCCTGTTTCTACGGCGGGTGTGACGGAGATCTTCTAGCGAGACTGTCGCTAGAGCTGAGCCACAATGGCAATTGGGGAGGGCGACGGTGCCCTCCCCAACCTGAAAGGCAGAGGAGATCATGCAACTGTTATTGTTGCGCTATCGGCGCATCAAAGCGCAAGGGGATGACAGAGAAATCCTACATAATGCGGGGGAAGTCATTGAGATCAAAAACAAGACGCTCGCCAAGCAGCTATGTGCGGATGGATGGGCCGAACCTTATGGCGCTGATGCGATGAAGATCCCCGGCGGTGTGGGAGTGCTGGCCACGCACAAGGTTGCTAAAGTCTTCTGGGCTGACGCGCTCGAGCTACCCGTGCGCTGGGTAAAAGACGGTCAGTACGCATTGCCCTTTGCCTACACCGTACTTTGGGACCCAAAGACCAAGCCCGTGCAGCGTTATGTTCACATTGCACTCAAGATCCTATCGCGCACCGATTGGGACATTGGCTGCGTGATCCGTAGCTACGTACGTGGCAAACTGGCGTGCAACATTGGCAGCGACGAAGAGCGGGCGCGAACTAAGGCAATCATCAAAGACCTGCGCATTCCGTACTATCGGCCTGGTCTCATATTCATCAAACGCAACGAGAGGACGCAGGCATTCATCGAATGCTTCCAAAAGGAGAGGCTCGGCAACGACCAACGGCTGTCATTGCTCAGGGCCCTATTCATTACCAAGCCGTTTCTGTGGGCGTTGCCGGCACATTGGGTAGGGAGGTAGAGGGGGAGAGATGATAGGCGGAATGAGCTTTTTCCGATGGCGATGGTTCTTTGTAGGGCTGGTCTTTGGACTCACGTTGAGCGAAGAGATCGCTGTGCTGGGCTCTGCGAGGTGGACAATAACCGCAGTCTGTCTCATGATGCTCATTGACTTTGCGCTATTGCGAAGCAAATCGCGATCTCAATGAGAGGCGTCATCTACGTGGCCTACGGTGCGCCAGCCAAAGCCGCCGCCGCGCGGGGCGTTAAGGCGCTTGCAAGGCACCATCCCGATTGGCCCGTCACGGTCATCGGTGAGCAGGTACAACATGCGCAACTGCTCCCCTTTGCGAGCGTCGACCGGCTTGGGCGCTGGGCCAAACTCAACATCGATCTGCTGTCGCCATACGATCCGACGCTGTACCTGGACGCCGACACGTTAGTGGAGCAGAACATCCAACCGCTATTTGAGATCGTTGAGGACGGCTGGGATATGGCCATCATCGCCAGCAAGTATCAGACAGCACAATGGCTGCACCACATTGGGGCAGAGGAGCGCACCACGACAACGCGCGAGATGGGCGGGATGATACTACAACTCGGGGGAGGTGTGTTTTCGTTTCGCAAGAATGTGCGAACCGCGCGGTTCTTTGCACTGTGGCGTGAGGAGTGGAAACGTTGGCAAGGCCAGGACCAGGGCGCATTGATTCGGGCATTGCAACGGGCGCCGCTCAAGGTATGGTATCTAAGCAAGATGTGGAATGGTGGCGACATAATCAAACATTTGTGGGGGACTGCGAAAAGGAGAGACAGGTGAGCAAGGAATACAAAAACATCTGCAACGTTGTCGGGCTTCCGAATAGGGAAACCTACGGCTATAAGTACATCGAGGCATGCGCGGCTATATGGGGCATCGACCCGAAACTGATTCGCCGGATAACAGTCGAGGCTGACAACTCTGGCTATCATCAGGATGTCTTGCAAGTAACTGTTGTTCTGACCGGCACAAAAGATCTATTGCCCGAGGCCGACGCGTGAAAGTCTGCATCGTCGTCAACGAATCCAAGTCCGACTGGATCATCGCCCGGCTGGCCCGGCATCTCGTGAAACTCAACGGTTGGTCTGCACACAAGAGCCCTAACCCGCGGGCGTTGGTCAACATCTTTTTCCCATATGATGAGTGGCGATTCTCCAAGTTCACACAGACGCCCATCGGGGCATGGTTCACACACAAGGAAGCCAAGAGCGTCGAGGACGGTGCAAAACTGCGCAGGTGGGAAACGATCGTGCCAGTGATGGATCTGAGGGTCACGCCTACCGAAGCCATGGCGCACGAACTGGGCATGGACGGCATCTCGTGGCATTCGTGGCATATCCCACATCCCGTCGAGCTGGACTTTTTCCGGCCAACATCGCAAAAGCGCGGACACAAAAAGCTCATCGGTGTTGCCGGGACTTGCTATACCGGGGGACGCAAAGGCGAGAAGCTACTGGGTCGCTTGAATTCAGAATACCGTCACAAATGGGCGTTCCTGGGAAGCGGCCGGGGCTGGCCGGTGGTGACGAAATGGCGCAAATGGAAACACATGCCCGCATACTACTCGCACCTTAACCTGTTCCTGTGTACATCCCTCAACGAAGGCGGTCCGGTCACAGTGCTCGAAGCGCTTGCCTCTGGGCGTCCCGTGGTGATCCCGTGGGGCGTGGGTGAGATGGACGCGCTGCCCGAGGGCGCTGGCATACGCCACTACAACGCGGGAGACTATAACGACATGGTGCGGGCGATACGCTATGCTTTCGGAGACCACGCACCACCCGAGAGCCTACGTGCTGTGGTCGAGCATAGGACGCCGCGGCGCTGGGCCTGGTGCTGGAATAACGCCGTGCATGACCTACTGGATGGGCTCGCCTCCGGAGGCGTGGCTGCATGAAAGTACACATCGTCGTCTTTGAGTTCAAAAGCGACTGGATCATGGCTCGCATGGGCTGCCATCTCGCCAAACGTCTCGGGTGGTCGATTAGCAGCGAACCGCGCGCGGACCGGGATGTCAACGTGTTCATCCCCTACCTGGACTGGCGCTTTTCGCACTGGAGGCATACCAAGACCGCCTGTTTCTTCACCCACGGCGAACGCAACAACAAAATGAAGATGAAATGGTGGAACCACATCCCCTCACGCGTCTCGCTGTGTGTGACGATGGCCGAACGATACATGGATGAACTACGCAAGCTAGGCGCTCGACAGGTCGTCAACATCACGCCTCCCGTTGAGGCGATGTTCCGCTGGCGTCCGCTGGCGCAGCATGATAGGCCGCATATCGGCGTCGCAGGTGAGGTTTACCGCGGAGGCCGCAAGGGTGAGAAACTGTTCGCGCGATTGGTCCGCGACCATGGCAAACGCTGGGAGATCGTCGCCACCGGTAAGGGCTGGCCTAGCGTCCGCTCAACTCACAGGCCATGGAAGCGTATGCCCGGCTACTACCAGGACCTCGACGTATTTCTGTGCACGAGCATTGAGGAGGGCGGCCCCGTCACGGTCCTTGAGGCGTTAGCTTGTGGACGGCCGATAGTGGTTCCGCGTGGCGTGGGCATCATCGACGAGTTGCCATCGGTGCGCGGCATCTGGAAATACAAAGCGGGCGACTATGGCAGCATGATGGGTGCGCTCGAGAAGGCGATTCGGCATCCCTGTAATCCAGAGCGGCTGCACAATCTGGTTGCCGACAGGACGATAGAGCGTTACTGCGACGAATGGTTGCAAGCAGTCAGCACCCTATACGATGGGGCGCCTCTTCCCAAACCCGCGCCATTGCCCAAACCGGCGGACATGCCCTGGCGCGGGCGCGCGGGAGTTTACATCGTAGCTTACGGCAAAATGGCGCACGACTGCGCCTACTATCTGATCAAGAGTATTCACAAGTGCAGCCCTGGCATTCCCGTCGCACTCGTTACCGAAAAGCGTAGCGGTGCATTTAACAAAGTCATGCAGGAAGGTGACAAGTACGTTCTAAGCAAGATGCGGGACAAGCGCGCGCGCACCCAGAAAACCAAGGTCTATAGTCTGGCGCCCGCCGCGTGGCAGTATGTGCTCTACCTGGACGCGGATATGTTGGTCAGTTGCAAGCTGGATCCGATCTTCGAGATGCTACACGATGGCTGGGACTGCGTGTTCACACTGTCGACGCCTCGCGCGCCGCTGGTCAAAGGCGCACAGCGCGCCAAGTACAAAACGGAAAACAAGTACACGACGGGCAAGCTCGGAAGCAACGAGATCCTGCAAATTGCCGGGGGTGTCTGGGCTTTCCAACGCAACGAGCGAACGAAGCGCTGGCTACGTCTGTTCCACGAGGAGTGGGAGCGATTCCAGCACACCGACCAACAGGCGATGATGCGCAGCCTGTGGCGCTCGGGGGTGCGCGCCTGGACTCTAGGGACCGAATGGAATACGTTTGTACACCATGGAGAAGAGAAGCGCAGCGTAGGTATCAAGCATTACGCGACAGCAGCGAGGGCGTGGGCGGTGAATAAACACCAAGGGCGCAAGCTCTGGCGCAGCGCAATCAGGAAAGTATAGGGGGAGAGATGGGACCGAAAGTAGAAAAGCTACCGCCTGGGGAATGGGAATGGTTTAAGGCGCTGCTCAACAACACAAGAGCAAAGCTCTCTGATGCCATGGATTTGGTCGTAGAGGACATGCACAACGATCTGAAAGAACCGCGGCCAGAGACGATTGAGGCAATGCGCGAGGCGCTGGATGCGGCTGAAGGCAAATGACCCTCAAGCTCCGCCTCAACCTTGGCGCTGGCGACCGCCTTTTAGAGCACGAGATACTGCCTGGCATTCTCGACACGGAGTTCGTGCAACACGAAAAGCCACCGCGTGGGGGCGAGGTATTGCGGCCAGAGATCGACGTCGAATGGGATCTCGACAAGTTGCCCTGGCCTTGGCCCGATAATCGTTTTACACGCATTGAAGCGTGGGCGGTCTTTGAGCACCTTCACATTACACTCGTTGAGGCCATCGACGAATGTTGGCGCATCATGCGGCCAGGCGGCAAACTGCATGTCAAGGTGCCGAGCTGGAAGCATGGCCGCGCGCATATGCCACCGGACCACGTGTGGCACGGGTGGCAATACAGCCCGTTTTGGTGGTTTGATCCGCAATCGAAATATGGGCGGCGCTATGAGTCCGTTACGCCCTACAAATGGCGTATCATCGAGCAAGGCTGGACCGATAGAAAGCATGCCTCGTTTTGGGCCAAAATGATCAAGCGTAACAGCAACGCGCAATGGGAGGGGATCTTGCAAGAAGTGACGATAGGGCCGCCGGGGTTCGTGATCTGGCTGACGGGACGGAGTCAAGCTGGCAAGAGCACGGTAGCAAGGGGCCTCGCAGCAATGATTCCGCGGGCCGTCTACCTCGACGATGAGACGATGTGGGAGCGGTGCTTTAGGCCAACGTTGGGCAACATGACACTGAAAGGTGAGCCGGGCGTCAACCTGTTCCCGAATGAGACCGAAAGCGACCCGCACCGCGACTTTGCGGTCCCGCTGGCGCGGTTCGCCGGAATGCTGGCCGATCAAGGCCACATGGTGATCGTGTCGATGGTTGGGAGCCCGAAGACGCGGCGCAAGCGCATCGACAAGCTCTGCAGACCGCACTGGTTTTACATCAAACGGGAGGATGGTGAGCACAAACTGCCGTTATACGACCCGCCCAAGACATACGACGTGCTAATCGACGTGGACAAACTAGGACGCAAAGCGGCTATCAATAAAGCAGCGGTTGCGGTTATGGCAATCAGGAGGAAACTGAGCAAGTGACAAAGTGGGAGTACAAGTTTCACACGTATTGCCCGTATGCGGGGAAATGCTTAACGGTTATGCCGGTGGACAGACGTCCGTTGCGTTTTATTCTCGCGGCGTTAGGAGCAGAGGGCTGGGAACTGGTGCGAATAGAAAAGGCGGGGCAATGTCCTGGTGGCGGTTCACATGAGGAACTGTTGTTCAAGCGCCCCGTGCTAGATGTCCTGATTCTGTCGGTGGATCCGCTCATGGCTTTAAGTGCACACCGAATTCCAGAAAGGCCATGCCATGATCCTTCGTAAACTCCGCATCCCTGCCGCTTTGCTTGCCCAGGCCCCCACCGACGAACTGCACAAGCACTGGGGGCAGGACTGCTACATCGCCAACTCGGAAGCGCTGGAGCGCCTCCTGTATCGGCGCTTTGCGCGACATGGGCTCTGCCTCAAGGTATTCCGCGAGCTCACAAAGAGCGAGCGGGATGGCGAACTCTCCTCCGTCACTTGGGGTGGGGCCCGCCTATCTGTGGCAACGCAGGTTCAAAACCTGTTCGCGTTGCACGGCGTCGCGCCCCGCGTCTACTCGCTAGCCATCATCAATGGTAAGCGCATCGCGCAGGTGACGCAGTACGCCGAGGGCGAGGGGCAGCCGGACTACAGTGAAGCCAAGCGCATCATCAAAAAGTACCGGCTAGGCATCAAAGGCAAGGGCAAAGATGATGCGACCAGGGCGGCTATTCGCTACACACGCTACGCATTCAAGTGGGTCGGGGGCCTGTTCGTCGACTTTGGCCGCTATTATTTCCGTGAGCCAAAGTGGTATCGTGCCTACCTGAAAGGCAAACTCCTAATCTATGCGAATGGGAAACGCGCCTACCAAGCCGTGCCCGAGCTGGGCGTCAAAGGGCTACGCGACCACCGCTACCGCATGAAACACCTGCAACTCAACGAGCGGAGCTGGCGCGGCCAGACGGTGTTGGATCTAGGCTGCAACAACGGGGCCATGATGCGCGAGGCGCTGCGACGTGGGGCAAAGCGCGTTGTCGGTGTGGACTCGCGGCGCATCTCATACTGGTTCCAGGTGATGAACTGGCTCAAGTATTGGAACTTTGATATGCTGCCGTTGGACCTCCCAGAGCAGGCGGAACTGATCGAGGTATGCACGGGCATCGCCAAGTTCGACGTTGTGTTGGCCTTGGCCATCGTCCAGTACCTGGAGGGCGGCTACCAGCCGTGGCTTGCGAAGCTGACCAAGGGCACATTCTATCTCGAGGGTGATAAACTTCCTAAAGATGCCAAGTTTCCGCCGGGCACGACGGGTGATGCCTTGGCATGGGCTGTTAATATCGGCGAGCAGTATTCCGAGCCACTTGCACGCGACTTTCGGCAGGTAGAGTGGCTGTGCTGGGTCAACGATGCTGGCAAGCGGCCACTGTATAGATGTTGGCAGAAACCGCGGCCGCGTTGGGGAGCCCTGCCCAAAGGCGCAGATGCGCGCAAGCATGAGGCGATACGGCGCGGACAGTCGGCCTTTGGTTATGGCGGGCTAAAGCCCCAGGAAATGGCATTCCTATATGACTGCGCGCATATGGCGCCAGATGGCCTCGCGATAGAAATCGGGACACTCAACGGTGCTAGTACAATGACCTGGGCGACCGCGCGGCTGGGGCGTGGTCCCATCGCCGTCATGGACATCATCGAGCGCCCGGATCGGCAAGAGACCATTCGGCATAGTGGCTATCCGATCAAGACGATCATCGCTGACAGTACCAAGTACGACCCGCCCGAAATGGCGTTCTGTTTCATCGACGGGGACCACACCAAGACTGGTATACCCTTTGACATCAAGGTCTATCCGCCGAAAATCATGCCCGGTGGCATCATTGTATTTCACGATTATGATCGGAAGGAACCGAAGAAGCCTAGCAGGGCCTACAGGGTCTATCGCGAGGTCAAGGCATGGCACAAACGCAACGGCTGGGAGTATCTCGGCAAGGCATGGCGGACGATTGCGTTTCGGAGACCGGGGGGAAGCTGTGATAACTGACCTCGTGATCCTGACGTGTGGTAGGTTTGACCTATTTCGGCACACTCTGGCACACATCAAGAGCCGGACGACCACGCCCTATAGGGTGTGTGTCATAAATGACCATAGCGGCTATGAAGAGTGTTTGGAAGAGTTGCTGGGATATGTCGAGGACGTGAAGCTAGTCAGTCGGTCAACGAGGATGGGAATCGCGGCGAACATGCGAACCTTGCAGAACGAGACAACCTCAGATCCTATCGTCTGTGTTGACGACGACATTCTATGTCCAGGGCTAGACCCGGACTGGCTAGCGCGCGGCTTGGCAGAGATGTCCAAGCGTTCCATGCTGGGTATGCTGGCACTCAACAACCCGCAGACCAATCTAGGCAGCGGCGGGCGGCACGTCATCGAACGCGGGCCAGACGTGACAACCTGCAGGAATGTGGGCAACACGTTTCTATTCATTCGGCGTTGTCTGCTCGGGAAGATCGGACCATCCAACAAAGAGCGCCATCCAGTCAAGGCCATGTGCCTAGCAGCCGCCAAGCTGGGCTACGATGTCGGCTATCTGACGAGCGTTTACTGCCAGCACATTGGCGCGCTATCCGTAAGGCGCAAGCGCGACTATACCGAGGATTTGCGGAAGGTCTACCCGGTCAATAGTGATACACTGGAGCCACCCAATGCCTACAAAGGCTGAGAAGACTAAAGGGAGTAAGAAGATGAAAAAGGCTGCGAGAATAAGGTTAACCCGCCTGCAGCAGCTGTGGGACTTTGTGCCAGAAGTGTTCCAGCCGGGGACGCTACTGTATGTGGGGGCTGGCATCCTGCGGGCAGAGTTTCTTCTTCAACTGATGGTGGCAGGTCGAAAGGTAACGATCTTAGAAGCCTATGCACCGAATGTGGCCTACTATCAGCTCAGCAGGCAGCCAGTCATACACATGGACGTACGCGCTTTATGCGGGGTAGGGCGGTATGACGCGGCTTTCTGGTGGCATGGACCAGAGCACGTATCCAAGAAGGAATTACCCGCAGTTCTAGCAGGGCTTGAAAGCCGGGCTGATCTCGTAGTGGTAGGCTGCCCTTGGGGGAAGTATGCTCAGGAAGCGGTGGGCGGCAATCCTTATGAGAGGCACCGATCCGCATTGACGCCGCAGGATTTCCAGGGATGGGGATACGAGACATCGCAACTGGGCAAGCGGAATGGTCGCTATGAGTCAAACATTGTGGCAGTTAAGCGGAGATGATGGCGTGACCTACTACCGCGAAAAAGACGTGACGAAGGCATTGGCAAAGATGCGCAAGCGCGGCATCAATGACGTGCCGGGACTCTACAAGGGCGAGGCCGCATTCCTGCGCAAGATGGCGCGCAAAGCGCCGGATGGCGCGGCGCTAGAGATCGGCGTGCGCTTTGGGTATAGCATCCTCCAGTGGGGCCAGGAACGCGTCGGGCGCGGGCGCATCATCGGCATTGAGCTCGTGGATCGTCCGCTACTGCGAGAGAACATTCGCAAGAGCGGTATACACGTCGAGATGCTTATCGGCGACTCGGGCAAGCTGCCACTATTCGCAAGTCCGCTAGCATTTCTATTCATCGACGGTGACCACCGCGAGCCCGGATTGCTGCGCGACATCAACCGCTACATTCCGTTCGTTATACCTGACGGCATCGTGGTTTTTCACGACTATAGGCACAACCGCAAGCAGTATCCCGACGTCCGCGTGACCGAGTGCGTGCGGGCCTGGCGGTTGCGTAATGGTTGGCCAAAGCTGGGTCGCGTGCGCCACGCCATTGCATTCCAAAGGCCAGAATGAACGTCAACATCGTCGTGCCGTGGAATCTAGCGAAGCTCAAGGGGCGGAAGGTCGGTGCTATTCATCGCTTTGCGTTCTACTTGCGCGAGCATTTGGGCTGGCCCATCACAAACGAGCTGAAGCGGGGCGCCATCAATTATGTGTTCGAATATGTGGACGCCTGGAAACTGGAGGTAGACCCTTGGCGCAAATATCGCAAATGGACGGGCCCGCTAGCTTGCTATTTCACGCACCGGGAGCCGACAGGCATCAAGCACCGCCTGTGGCGTGATGCCGCTGAGATCGTGGATTTGCGCATCGCGCAGTCCGCGCGAGCGACAAAGGTGCTGGGCGAGTATGGGCGCGTCGTGCAGGCCACCATCCCGGTAGAGCGCGAACGATTCCGCATCGCGCCAAGGGCTGCGACGTCGCGGCCACTTATTGGCATGAGCGGGTACTGTCCCATCTCAGGGCGCAAAGGTCAGTCGTTGGTGTATGAGCTGGCGCACTATCCGCCAGCGCGGGGTTGGAAGATTCGAGCGGCGGGGTGCGGCTGGCCGGTGCCGACAATAATGTACAAGTGGCGTGACCTGCCTCGGTTCTATCAGCGGCTCGACGTCTATCTATGTCCGTCTCTTTGTGAGGGCGGCCCATTGGGAGTCTTTGAGGCGCTGAGTTGCGGGACGTCGGTGGTGGTCCCGCAGGGCGTTGGAGCGCTGGACGAGCTGCCAGATATGCCGGGCATCTACCGCTATGCGGTTGGCGACTTTGACGCGATGTATCGGGCGCTGCATTGGTGCATCAAGGAGCTAGGCGCGCACGACAGAGAAGCGCTGCGAGCCACCACGGAGCACATGACGATTGAGGCGTTTTGTGAGGATCACAGGCGAGCGTTTGATAGAGCATTCGGGGAAGGTATAGACAATGTTTCATGATCTTGAGATAGATTCCGCATTGTTTATGCCTGTGCTATTGTTGAGTGCGCCAAGAATCGACAAGCAGCCCCAGGGTATCGGAAGCTACGCGCGCATAGTGCATAGTCCCGCGCTCATGGAGCTTCTGCGCGAGCGGTATGGTAGGGTAGATCTTTGCCTAAAGATGTTCACTCCCGGAAAGCGCTACGCGGTGGGCGGCGGTGCTTACGTGAAGGCGTACCGTCAAAAAAGCATGAACCCCCGAAAGTACAGATGGTCGGGGAGTTGGCTGAAGAATGCGACACGAGTACAAAACCTATTCGCCTGGCATGGCCTGGCACCGCGGGTTTACGATTTGGTCATTATCAATGGCAAGTACCCAGCACAAGTTACCGATTGGCTACCGACGAAACCCGCCGAGCCGCGGGCAAAAGAACACATGGAAATAGTCGCGCGATATGGCATATACAAGGTCGACAGAGATGGGCTACACAGTCTGCGTCGTGCGGCTAAACTCCCAGACAATTACATCGGGGACCAGTTCGTGGACTTTGGGCGATACAGCGTTGGAACAAAGGCTAAGAAGCGGCTCAAGCGGCGCATAGCGCGCAAGCGCGGGAAGACGCGCGGCTATGAGGCGGTAGAGGAGTTCGGGCTCAAGGGCGTTCGCAACATGGCCTGCCGTCTGGAGAAGCTGCAACTGGACGAATGCGATTTCCAGGGAAAGACCGTTCTCGATATTGGGTGCAGTGACGGAGCCTTTATGCGCAAGGCCATCCGACGCGGAGCAAAGCGCGTCGTGGGCGTCGATAAGCTGGTGGCACACCTCACATATCAGGTGAACAACTGGCTGGGTTACTGGAATAGCGATGTCTACAAGCTCTCTATGCCCAAGGATGCCGATCAGATTGCGATTCTATTGGGCATCAAGCAATTCGACATAGTGTTCGGCTTGTCGATAGCGAAGCATATGGGCGGATTCGCGGACTGGATAACCTGCCTTTGCAGGGACACGCTCTTCTGGGAGGGGCACATCGGAGAGAAGAGGGGGAAATACGAAAAGGACCTCTCACATGCGTTCGCTGAAGTGGAATGGCTGGGATATGGCTATGACGATAGCAGGGCTGGGCGGCCGCTCTGGCGTTGCCGGAGGCCGCTGGACAAATGAACGTTCACATGGTGACGTACTGGAAAGGCAAGCGCGAGGGCGACGGCCGTCCCTGGCCGCGGTTCGTGCGCTATCTGCACAGGGGACTTGGCTGGACCTATGACAACCACTTTGACGCGAGTGCCGACGTGAACTATATGCTCATCCCGACGACGGGCTGGCAAAAGCACGCCCATCCGTGGGCGCATCGCTCAGGCAAGCTGGCGTGTCGATTCGGGGGGCGCCCGGAATACGGCCTCAAAGCGCGGCTGTGGGATGAAGGGATGCGTGCCGCGGACTTGCGTGTCACAGAGGCGCATCAATTCGCCGCCGAGTTCGCTGAATATGGGCCATCGGTGCGGCTCCCATTCTTTGCCTTCGAGCGCGACTTGTTCACGATGGCACGGAGAGCCAGGAGGACGCGTCCGACCATCGGCGTCGCGGGCTACGCCGTTCCTCGCGGGTTGGGCGGCGAGATGATTAGGCACCTGGTGCTGTATCCCGACACGCGGCACTGGCGTATCAAGGCGGCGGGCAATGAATGGCCAATACCGCACAAGCTCTATGCCTATCGAGACTTCCCGCGGTTCTATCGGAGCCTCGACGTCTATTTGCTAGTGCGACATACCCGAAGCGCGTCCACGACGGTCTTTCAAGCGCTGGCGTGTGGCATCCCCGTGGTGCTTCCGAGTGGCGTCCCGGCATACGACGAGTTGCCGCAGGTGTTCGGCATCTATCGCTATCCGATGGGTGACTTTGACGCGATGGTCGACACGTTGCGGGTCTGTATCGGCAATCTAGGCAAACACAACCGGAAGGCGTTGCGGGGCGTGACCAAAGATATGACACCTGAGAAGTTGTGCGCAGAGCACGAGCGGGTGTTTAAGGAGCATTTTGGCTAAAGACTTGATCATTTGGGGGGCGGGCGGACACGCACGGGTTGTTACTGTGGCCGTGTATAAAGAGGACGTGTTCTGGATCTGTGGATATTTGGACGATGTGCATCCAGAGATGCATGGTACTGATTTCATGCACCACAGAATTCGCGGAGGCAAAGAGAAGCTGGATAGTCTGAGAAGAGACGATTTCCGTTATATGTTTATAGCTATAGGGGACAATGAAGCCCGGATGCGACTAGCAAAGACCAGCCGTGAGCATGGATTCGAGCTAGCTATAATCGTTCATCCGCATGCCATCGCTACAGAGAGAAGGGGTATCGGGGGCGGTACGGTGATCATGGCTGGCGCCGTGATACAGCCCGGCTGCACCATCGGCGAGAACGTCATCATCAACACTAGCGCGACGGTTGACCATGAGTGCATCATAGAGGACGGTGTGCATATCGCCCCTGGGGCTCACCTCGCCGGGAGAGTAACTGTGGAATGCGGGACGCTGATCGGAATTGGGGCCGTGGTTATCACCGGAGTGCAGATTGGCACCGGGTCGATCATCGGAGCAGGTGCCGTGGTGTTGAGAGACGTACCAAGTGGCGTAGTATGCTACGGCAATCCGGCAAGGGTGGTGAGAGATAGATGACTGAGACTCTGCACGTCGGGCGACCGAACATCGGCAACCGCGCACGCCTTCAGGAGCGCCTTGATGACATTCTCGACGGTCGTTGGCTATCAAACAACGGGCCATACGTCCAGCAACTCGAAGCGGAAATAGCAGAGAGGATGGACGTTCGCCACTGCATCGCTGTGTGCAATGCAACAGCGGGTCTACAGATTGCCTTAAAGGCGGCGGGCGTCACCGGACAGGTCATCGTTCCGGCATTCACGGCGGTGGCCACTGTGCAGGGACTAACATGGATCGGACTGGAGCCGGTGTTTGTGGATGTGAATGAGTGGCACAACATAGACGCGGATGCTATCAGAACTGCCGTAACGACCGGCACATCGGCTATTCTGGGAGTTCATCTGTGGGGGCGCGCCTGCAACGCCATAGCACTTGAATACATCGCAGAACTCGCCGGCCTCCGCCTCATCTTCGACGCAGCCCACGCCTTTGGCTGTTCATTCTTTGGGCGCATGATCGGCGGCTTTGGCGACGCCGAGGTATTCTCATTTCATGCCACCAAGTTCGTCAACGCCTTCGAGGGCGGGGCAATCACCACTAACGATGACGCGCTGGCCGAACGCGCGCGAGCAATGATGACGTTCGGCTACCTTGACGGCGAGGTCCAGTACAATGGCACCAACGGCAAGCTATGTGAGCCTAGTGCGGCCATGGCGCTGACGAGCATCGAGAGCATGGACGAATTCATAGCGGTCAACAAGCGCAACTACCACGAGTACCGGCAGCAATTGCCGGGAGTCACGTTCGCGGAGTACGACGAGACTGAGCGCAACAACTATCACTACGTCGTCATAGAGATCGAGAACCGCGACCGCGTGATGGAAGCGTTGCGCGCGGAGGGCGTATTGGCCAAGCGCTACTTTTGGCCGGGGATCCACCGAAT